TAGCACGAAAACGTACTTTAATTTCGGTACCATCTGCTGTTGGCTCTCCGAAAAATCTTTTATTAAGTGGTCTTCCCATTTGTTTATCTCCTTTAAAACGTTCTAGGTTTACGCAGTGGGTCATTTCTGCATAAGTCCGCAACATGCGGCACGATTTACGACATAAGTATTTATCAAAGTTTACTCAAGTCATAAAAATAGGCCCCGTAGGGCCTATTTTAAGTATCAGTAAAAGTTTACTGGAAGCTTACATTAGCTGCGTTAGTTGACAAGTCAACTTTAGCTAGATAATCAGCTGCGTTACCTAAAGATGACGCAGTGTTGTTTAGCTCAACATATCCGTAACGTGTCATAAATGATACGACTGGTTCGAATGATGTTGGGTCTAGTACAACGCCTGAGCTCATTAGCGGGATGTATGGGCAATAGAATGCCGCTGCATCTGATTCGCTTGAACCTTTGTAGCCAACAATGATATCTGATGCATCAGAAGCGTATGTGTTAACATATACTTTCATAGCATTGTTCAATGTACCAACCATTTTAGTGTTAGTTGGTGCTTCGAACGTACCTTCTGTTGTACGTGCAAATGCACTTGTAGTTGCAGACTGTAGGATAGTTAGTGCGAATGGTGATACCACTGCCCAGTTACCTGCGCCTCTGCGTGTACGCTGTGCGATTTTGTTTGCTTCACGGTTGATTAGAACAGCTAAAGCAGCATGCTCGTCACCAACGAATGTAGCAGTACCACTTACAGCAGCTTGGTCATAAGTTGAACCAGCTGTACCTGCAAGGGAAGCTAGACTTCCTAGTACTTCTTGGTCGATCTCAGCAGTAATCTCTTGTGCAAGAGCTGCCATGATTTCTGCTTCAACATCAATACCGTGCATGGATTGTGCATCTTGTGCAGATTCAAAAGTCCAGCGAGCTGATAGCTTACGTGATTTTGCTTCTACTGTCTGCTTCAAGATTTGAATTGACATTTTACGTCCAGTTGCGCCTTCTAAAGCAGCAGTACTTGCAGCTTTAGCAGTTGCAGCATCACCTGAATATGCTTCAGCAATTTTGAATGGGCTTAAAGCTTCTTCGCCTGCTGTAGTATCAGTGTTACCTGCACTTGTGTCATCCATTGTTTCTGAATAACGTACACGTAGTGTGTGAATTTGCCCAACTGGGCCAGTCATTGGCTGTACGCCAACTAATTCGTTTGCAATAACCGTTGGCATTACACGACGAATAACTGGTAAAATAACACGGTTAAGTGTTGCGATGTTACCGGCTGATGTTGCACCTGCTGTTGCACTCTCAGAAAGATACTTGCGAGTATTTTCTAAAGTAGTTGCCATTACAGATTTCTTAGTGCCTTGTAGGCCCTCAAGTAGTGCATTTTTTGTATCAGACCAGCGGCTTTCTAGTAGTTCCGACATAGTTTTCTCCTTAATTTAAACCTGCTAAACGTCTAATGTCTACGACATTATCATCTTGCATTGAACTAACGTTAGTTGTTGTTGTATTTCTATTGCCTGTAATTTCTTTTGCCTCTGATAAGATTGCCTTCTTTGCCGGAGTATTTCCATCAACAACTGATGGGAGATATTTATTAAACGAGCCTTCCAGCTTGTTTGTTTGTACCGATTCCAGTAAGTCTGTCATGATCTCTCTTTGACCTTTATTTAAAGGTGTTAAGAGTTCACTAATCTTTTCTTTGCGTTGGGCAGTTGATGCCATACGCTTAATTTCAGTATTTCTAGATTCAACTAAAGTATTTGCTTTTATTGCAAACGCTTTTGCTTCAGCTAGTTGCTTGTCTTTTAACGCTACAACTTGCATTAATTTTGCAGTTTCTGAATTTTCATTCAGATGGCTTGTTGCGTATTCTGAAGCAAAAGCTTCAAACATTTTACGACCGAAATCATTTCTACGTGCTTCTTCAATATCTTCTTTAAGTGCTGAAATTTCACCTTTAAGTGTTCTTTCAACAATAGCAGATACCTTTGAGGCACTTTTTGCTACGAAGCTAGTTTTAACTTCTGCAAATTTACTTTTAGCTTCTTTAATAAGTTTTACCTTAGTTTCAGCTAAATCTTTTTTATCTTCATGGAACTCAGCAATTTCATTTGCAAGTGCGTCAACGATAAAGTTCTCAAGCATACTGAATTTATCAGCAATTGCTTTTTGATCTTCATGCAATTCTGAAACTTCCTTTACTAGTGACTCAGATACAAAGCGTTTTAGTAGATCTGCATTTTCACGCATTGCTACTCCGTACTTTGCTTTTGCTTCAGCTAGTTGTTTGCGATCTTCTGCAAACTCAGCAATTTCTTCTGCAAGGCGTTCTGAGATCATAGAGTCGATAGCTTCAACCATAGTTGATTTATCGTGCTCGTATTTTTTAGCAAATTCTTCACGTAACTCAGCAGTTGCCTGCGTTTTGTTTTCCTGAATCTTTTGCTCCCATGCGCCTTCGATGTCTGCACGTACTTCTTCAGAAACTACATCGTTTTCAAAAAGTGTTTTAAGTGCGTCCAACATATTCATTTTCTCCTTTTATTGGAGTCTGCTGATTATATTAATCAGAGATTCTTTTAGATATTTTTGTGCCTTTGTGTCGTGCTTTGTTGCCTGTGCTAATTCATACGCCTTCAGACCACCACGAGCATTCATAAGATGCTCGTAGATCGGTGTAGGGTATGCTCCAGGGGCGCTAGGTTGTGCCACAACGTCCACTGTGATTATTTCAAAGTCGCTAACGTTTCCGCTACCGTCTTCTGATACATTACCACTTCCTCTTGATGAAACACCAAGTTTAACGCCGTTTTCTAACATTGTTTTAACTAGTGTCCCCATTGGAGTAGGTAGTATTTTTAATTTACCATAACCGTTATCACCGTCCATCCAACATTCGGATATCATGTGACTTACACGGTCTAAGTTTATATTAAGGCCTTCTGGATGATCAACTTCGCCAAGAACACTGTAACCACCAGCAATTTGTTCGCTGAGAGTTTTGACAGCCCTGCCAATTTCATTTACAGGATACACACGCTGGTTAGCATTGCGTACTCCGCCTTGTATCATGATACCTTTCATGTACAAGTCTTTTCCTTCGTTAGCAGACTCAACGACAATATTCGCTTGGTCGAAACTTAGGTGTTCTCGTAAGTGATTCATCTGTTAGTCCTTACTTGCCTACAACGGATTTTTTGTTGTCAGCAGTCTCTGGCTTCGACTTCTTTTCAGCGCCGTGTCCAGGTTCGGTTTTGCCAGCTTTTGCTGCCTTACCACCAGGAACGTTAACGTTCTTGGTATTCATATCCTTTGCACTTGTATCACTTAAAGCATTACCTTTAATTGTACTTCCTGCTCCAGCTTCTGCGCCTGCTTCTGTACCAGCTTGGTTTAAATTACCTGCTGTACCGCCCATGTTGTTAGCGCCTGCTACTGTTGACTTTGAGTTTGAACCGTTGTCACCCATTGTAGCTGATACTTTTTCAACATACTCACGCATTGTTTCAGTTGCTGACTTGTCAGCTTCTTCAGCTTCTTCAACTTCTTCATCAGTTGTTTCAAATGCAATTGATTCTTCTTCTGCATCGTCATCTTCTGCATCATCCATGTCCGTGTCCATGTCCATGTCATCTTCTGCATCGTCATCTTCTGCATCGTCATCTGCATCATCACCTGACATCATTTTGTCAAATTCTGCTTTAAGATCTTCTAGTGCGTCTTCTAAATCGTCAATACGTGCTTCGTCTGACTCTTCTTCGTCGCCCATATCCATATCCATATCCATAGCTGGTGCTTTGTCGCCGCCGTCTACTTCCATGTCGCCCATCATAGCATCCATTGGATCTGCTTCAACTTCAAACTCGTCTAGATTAAAATCTTCGTCTAATTCTTTGTCATCTGCTTCATCAACTTCTTCGTCATTAGCTTCGTCTAGATCTTCGTCTGACTCATCAACTTCTTCGTCAGTTGCTTCGTCAACTGCTTCATCATCTAGATCTGACTCTAATAATGACTCATAAATGTCACGTGATTTTTCTACTACAATCTCGTGGAATAATTCTTCTGCGCCTGCCTTGTCTTCATTGACAAGTTTTTCAAGCATTTGTTCAAACTTATTTTGGTCTGCCATTTTTTTAATCTCCTGTAAAGTAAATACCTATGGTAAGGCTGTCATTGTATTTACTATTTATAAAAAATATGGGGGCATAATAGGCTCAAAACGGCTCGTTTAAGCTAACGAGTGCATTTTCTTGAACATATCAGTTGTTATATGTGTTAAATTACTAATTTTATTTAGCTCAGGAGGAATAAAATTATCTGGTGCTATTACTCTTACATATTTAATTTTGGTGTTGTGCTGTTGAATAACAGTCTTAGTTTGGCGCAACCAATTACCGTGATACGTTGCAGTATCTTCGCTTTTCTTATAATTTTCAGTATCAGCGTACATATTATTAAACTTATTTCCAGAAATTCCTTTAAAATCAAAGCCTAATATGTATATTATTTGATATTCTTGTTGACTTGCTAACCATAACGCTGTAGGACCACTGCTCCACCCTTTACTAGGTTGAAAAAAGTTAAATCCTTCCATAGTTAAATATAGTTTGTTAGGATTAGTCCATACTGTATTAGATTTTTGATATTCTGTCTTATTAATTTCAACAATCATCTTTGTATCAACTGCAATTAAGTAATCTGGTGCAAAAGTTCTATACAACGCATTGCATCCGTATACTTTACCAAGTTTTTGTAGTTCTTGTGGAGATATATCACCTCTACTAGTACCATTACCTAGTACAAATGCAATAGGAATCGTTGATTGCTGGTGCTCGCGAATTGTTATAGTAGGGTTTAGTGTAGAAGATTTGTTTTTTATTATTTTTTCAGCTTTTGCGACTGCTTTAAGAGCTTTA